TTTTACCTTTTTTCTTCTTTGACATTCTAGCAGTCATCATATCTGCTTTTTTAACCATCTTACCTTTTTTATTTTCTACGTATCCTTTATCTTCCATTGCATACTCTCTAGCTTCTTCAGCTTTAGATTCCATGCCTTCGTGTTCCATAGATTCATCCATGGCCATTCCGCCCATTCGCATAGCAGATCTTTTCTTATTCATTAAAGCTCTGCCTCTACCTCTTAAAGATATATCGCCCATTATTTTTTCTTGTTTATTTTTTTATTATCTAATCTTTTTACAGATGCCATCATTTTTTTTGATGTGCTTCCTTTTTTAACAGCTTTACCACCTTTGGCAAATCTGACATCAGATCTTATTCCGTAATCGTTTCTCATTTATTTTTCTCCTGTTGGTTTTTTGTTTGCTAAGGTTCTCGCAATGGATTCTCCACTACGTCCTACTACATATCCCCCAAGACCAATTTGTAAAAGTGTCCAAACGTCTCCTGGAAGTTCAAATGTAATAACTGTTCCTATCACTAGTTTTATAACAGGTCCAATAATATAATTCCATACTAAAATAAATATTAAAACATACATTAATAAAGGTCTCCAACTTGCTGAAAACCAACCTGATTTAGCTTCTGCTTCAACTATTGAAGCTGCTGCTTTAATTTCTTCTGTTGATGATTTTAATAATTCAGTATTAAGCTGTGCTTTTAATTTTTCTGCTAAGTCTTTATCAGGGATAGCTTTATCCACTGTTGAGAACAACATTTTAGCTAGTGGTGCAATTGTAGATAGTGCTGCTAACATATTAATATGATTTTGCTCTTCTTATTTTTTCTTTTAAGACAATTCCTTGTCCTCTAACTTCGCCTTTTACGCCTTTGTTCTGTCCTTTATTAAGAATACCTTTTTCATGTTTAGAAATTTGTGCATGTGGATATGGAACATCCATTTCCAATTCATCAAAAATAGTTTTAGAACCTTTAGGCATTTTAAAATCTATTGATTATTAATACCAAGTAGCTTTAACTGGTTTCTTTTCAGCTCTAATACGTTTAGTTCCTCTAACGTCAACTGTTTGAGACTCTTGATCATTAGTCGCCTCAATAACAACACCGCCAGATTTATAACCATCGCTATTAATACCTAATTCTTTTTCAATTTTAGGTGCGTTTACGTATCCAGAACCTCTTTGCCAATCTTTACTCATATTTTTCTCCTGTTTAAATTTAAATTATACTCTTTTAATGATTAATTATCAAATTTTATTTGAGTATTGCCCATTCCTGACTTTGCAAGCGATACACCAGCGCGAAGAGAAGCTAATTCTTCGTTTTGTTGCAGTTTTTCCTCTTGATTTTGTTGATTCATCATGGCTTTCATCTTATCCAAGTTGATTCTATCTTGTTCATATTCTTTTCTACGCTCATTTTCCTTGGCTCTAAGGTCTAATTCTCTTGATTTTAACTTCAATAAAGGATCAGCACCATATTCACCTGTAATTTTTTGTTCTTCTTCAGCATAATCCTTAGTCATTTCAGCAATTAGGATAGCTTTTCTAGATTCTATAGCATTAACAATCTGTTGAAGTCTTTGTTGTGCTTGCATCATCTGTGGATTTTGTTGCATTCCACCCATCATAGCAGGATTCATTGCACCCATTTGTTGCATCATCATTTGAATCTGTTGAACTTCTTGTAATTCTCTTACAAATTCTATTTGAACTTGTTCTTGAGCCATTATGCTAATGTGCTCTAATATATTTTTTTGTAAAGAAGCCATTGCACCTGGATTATTTTGTACCATTGCTAAACTCATAAAATTTAAATGAGCATCAATGTGTGCTTTATGATCTTGACCTGGAAATGCTTGAAATGGTTTTAAACTAATTGCTAAGATATGTTCTAATGCTGGATCCATTGGCATTGGTTGAGCTGGAGGTGGTAAAATATTATTAATATTTTTTACACCTAATGCTTCATACATACTTCTGTATGCTTGATATAAATTATGAATCTGTGGATTAGATTGTGCTAATTGTAATTGGCTTTGCGCCATAGAAATTCTTTGAGTCTGAGAAAAAATATTTGGATCAGCAACAGGTAATACATCTATACGATCATCAAAGTCTGCAACTTTAACATTCTTTTGTGCACCTGGAACATCGTATGGATATTCTTGTGGTAAGTAAGTTTTAAATACTTCTGATAATAATTTGAATTCGTTTTTCAAGCCAACATAAAGTCTTTTATGAATAGCAGACATAACCCGCGATCCACGTTCCAATAGCGCCACAGTAGTACCCACGGCTGCTTGTTGGTTCATATCGCCTACTTGTGAGTCAGCGATGCTCGCGAAGCGTTGAGCACTCTGAACGCAAATACCCATCAATGCAAGTAATGTTTGATCTGGTCCTTTGAATGGTAATTGCATAAATGAATCTCTGATGTTTCCACCAGGAGCATCTACATCTCTAAACTCACCTGGTTGAATAGGTTGAGCATCATCTCTAATTCTAATTCCTCTTTGTTTAAATCCAGCTGGTAAATTTGCTAAAGTTCCTGCATCTAGTAATTGACGTAATGCTGCAGTTGCAGTTCTAGATAAACCACCGATCATATGAATTAAACCAAATCCATAGAATCCTAAACCTGGTAAAAATTTAAAGTGTACAAAGTAATTGATTCTTCTTTTTAAAGGATCATCTTGTGCATAGTTTCTTCTGATAGATAAAATTTTATTTGAGTCTTCGTCTAATGTTACAACGTAAGGTAATTTAATTCCTGTGGGCTCACCAGTTGTAGGGTCAACGTCTTCATATCCCTCAAGATCTATATTCACATGCATTTCAAGAAGAGTATAAATATCTTCTGAACTATTAGCAGTTAAACCTTGTAGATCTAATTCTTTTTCTTTTATTGGACTTTCTTTAAGAGCAGGTTGTGCTGTTAATTCTACATCTTTATAGAATCCACCTACTTGTTGTTTTCTTAAATCATTTTTAGAAATCTTTACAATATGAATTATTGCTTCTGCATCATCTAATGAATTTGCAGAGTAAGGTACAACGATATCTTCTGATGGTATAAATTTTGAAACGGCTCTACCTAAAAGATCATCATAGTAAACTTTCTTAAAGGCAGAACCGCTTAGGGGTAAATAGAAAAGCATTTGATCAAATTCAGGTTCATATTCTTTCATCTGATCCATGATTTGATAGTTCATAAAATCTTTAACACGATTTGCTTGGTCTTGTTTTTCTGCTGTAATATCTCCTAGGATCTGAACTCTAACTGGTCCTTCAGCTGGTAATAATTCTTTATAAGCTTGAGCTTGAAATTGAGTAACTGCTTCTGCAAGAACTGGATGTGTTACACCTGAAGCTCCTCTAAAAGGCTCAGTTCTTTTTACGTATTTAAATCCTAATAAATCTAAACCTTCTCTATAACTATCTTCCCAATCTCCTCTTGATTCTTTGTATTCAACATATTGATTATATAGATCGTTACCAAGCGGATCTAAAACATCGTCATCTAAAAATTCTGCTAAGTTTGCATTGTGATCTTCTCCGCCTTCTGGAGATGCAATTTTTGGATCAAAAGAAATTTCTGCTCCACCTTCTTCATCCATTGTAATTTCAACTGGACCACCTTCACCTTCAACTTGTTGAATTTGATTTTCTTGTTCTTGAATTATTTCAGTTGCGCTTGGAAGTTCTACAGTTGTTTTGGTATTGGGTAAAGCGTCGTCTATTTCTGCCATTGTAATATTCTATATGATTTTGTTTATGATTTCAATGATTGTATTAGTTGTCCAAGTAATGCTGGATCCATTTGATTACGTGTCTTTAATGGTTCAGGGTTTTGTGCTGACCATTCTAATAATTGAGTTTGATCTACAGGTTGTTGATTTGTTGCATTTACAAACTGACCTAAGTTAGGATTGTATTTTATTGTCTCACCATATGGATTCATAACATCACCACCCATTTCATAACCTACTCTACCACCCTCTGCTAAAAATTTAGATTGTAATAGTTGTTCTAAAATAGTTCTAATATCAGCTCCACCAAATGCTGCATTCTTTAATGAGCCTTCTATTCTTGCTGCTCTTTCTGGATTGTTAAATACTAATGGTGCGGGTCCTGCTGGTGCTGTTGGAATAGTTGGTTGTGCGACAGCACTTGCAACATTTTTAATTACTTTCATAATTTTACCCATAATTATTTAACGCCCTTAGTTAATTTAGTATTAATAATCCCACCATCTTTTTTTCTAGTCTTAACATAATTTTTTAACATGGCACCTAGATCTTTAAACTCTCCTGTGCTTGCTTTATCTTTACCAAGTTGTCTAAACATTTCTGTAAAGGATGAACCTGATATTTCTTCTTCACCTGATTCTGGTTCTTTACGTGGAGTTCTTTTTTTAGAAGCCATACCCATATCTTCAACTTCTCTAATAACATTTCCACGAATACTAGATGCTGCACCTTCAGCATCTGGATCTGAATAGTTTCCTCTTCCTTCTCTACCTCTACGAACTGCTTCTTTAATTCTTTGACTTTTTTCTTCTGCTGTTAATCTTGGTTTAGTTTCTGTTACTTCTGTTTCTTGAACTTCTTCTGTTGGTTCTTTTTTCTTTGCAAGTAAACCTGATAGTCCTTCTGTCTGAGGAGTTATCATAGATAAAATCTTTTGTGATACGTCTGGATTGTTTTGTATAAATTTTTGTACTTGCTCTGAGATCTCCATAAGTCCGCGGCCCGCGATTGCAATACCGATGGCTTCTGCAAACGGAAGTAAAAGAGGTGCTGCTATTGGCATAAATTATTCCTTAGTAATAAGTTCTCTCAATCGGTGGTATTGAATCTTCTTCTTGATCATCTGGATGCGAAATAAAACCACCTTGTCTAAAACGCATGATTGCTTGAGTTGTGCTATCTACTAAATCGTCATGATCTCCATAAGGAAAAGATGCACACTCTTCAACAACTTCCTCTGCCCACTTTTCATCCGGTGCCCATATTAATCCACTTTCAAAAATGGGAGCTACCGCATTTACCCTAGCATGTTTGTCATTTCCTTTACTAGGAGTGAAATTTATAACAGGTATCCCCATTTTACGCAACTCATATGTAAGTGGCATACCAGAAGCCTTAGATTCTATAATAACCGTTTCAGGATTCCAATATCTATATTGTTCCATAGCTTTCTTCCTAAGTTCAGGAAACTCTAATCTTTCCTTAACTGCATCTAATAATATTAAATTAGGAGGACTATCTTGGTCTGGATAGAATACACCCCATGTTGTTATAGCTGAATAATCGGCTGATTCCTTTTTAAGAAAAGCAGTATCATAACTTTGAATAACATGTTGAAGTGGTGGTATATAATTTTTATTCCAAACCTTCCACCATTCACGCTTAATTAATGACCCTTCTTCAGCCGTTGGATTTTGCATCCATTGTGCATTCCATTTACCAACTGATAGTGATGCTTTAACAGATTCTAATTCTTCTAACTTCCAATACTGTGGCCATACAGGTTTACCTGATGGAAGGATGGCTGGAAATTCTACAATCTCCCATTTATCTGATTTTAATTCTTTTTGAGATTTAAGTAACATCCCTGTCAAATCTTTCATGTTCCATCTTGTCATAACCAATACAATGGCACCACCTGGTTGTAATCGCTGACGAGGTCCAGATGTATACCATTCATAAGCACGTTCCATAGATTGCATGTTTAGCGCATCTTGCTCTGAGTGTGGGTCATCGATGATAAGTAAATCCGCGCCGCGGCCCGTGATCGCCGATCCGACACCGGCTGCATAATATTCTCCACCTTGTTCAGTTTCCCATTTACCAGCTGCCTGAGAATCTTCTCTAAGTCTAGTATCAAAGACTTGTTTATATTCAACCGAGTCCATTAAGTTTTTAGCTTTCCTACCGAATCGAACAGCGAGCTCCGTGGTATGGGTTGATTGGATAATTTTTAAATCTGGTTTTCTTCCGATCATCCATGCAGGAAGCAAGAAAGAACTGAATTCAGATTTAGTATGCCTAGGCGGCATGTTAATAATTAATCTTTTAACTTCACCCTTAGCTAGTCTATTAAATTTTTCTGCTATAACTTTATGGTGTTCGCCTTCTATAAATTCTGGCCAAACATGTTTAACAAAAACCATGAAGTCATCTTTGACTTTTGACTTGGTTTTCTTTTCTGATAATTTTAATGCAACATTTATAAATTCTTTACGTGCATCAGGTGGAAGCTTATTTAGAATATCTTCGTTCATAAAAAAATTTTGCAGAATTTTTTAGGCTCTGTTTTTGTATCAAATTTATTTTTTTAGGGTTTTCCTATAAAATTTTTTTGATATTTTTATTGTAAACTCATTTACTATTTTTAGCAAGTGTATGTCTAAAACTCGGGTAAAGGGTGGGCCCGAAGGACCCAAGCTACAGAAAAGGGTGGTGGGGGGTCATACAACATCTAGTATACGAATCGTCTTGGGACCTCTATCCCTTGGGGTGGGTGGGCCCGAAGTTCACAAGCATAGCTGCGTCATAGTGTCGCACCACTACATATAGTATGTTGATAACAAACATTATGCTTGACACTATTCTGACCACGGCCCGCGGATCGCTGTGGATAATTAAATTATTTATTTTTAATTGCTTGACCTATTAGTTCCCATATGCTTTAATAGGACAAGTAAACAAAATAGAAAGAAGAATAAAATGACAAAGCAAATGACAAAAGAAAAACTAAACTGGAAAGAGAGAAAAATGTTATTTCTTGAAGAGCGATTAGATGAGGTTGAAAAAGAATTACACTCTCTTCCTCATAAAATATATGACTTAGAACATAGAAGAAAATCTATTCTAAAAAGAATGGAAGAACTAACAGACGAAATAGTAGAAGAAAAAGAAGTAGATACAAGAGTGGCTTATATAAAACAAAGAAACGGACTATAAAACAATCGGGGTGGTGAAAGCCACCCCATAACTGAAAGTAATAAAATGGAAACTGAAGTAAATATAACTGATAACCTTGCTCAACAATTCGTTGAGCAAGGACTAACAATAAAGGAAAGTGAAATACTTTCCTTTATTATAACAAAGTGTGATGATACCATTACGGATATTGTCGAAACATTTGAGGAAAGGGAAACAACAAAGGTAGTATATGTTTGAAATACTAAAAGACATTTACAATTACTTTATAGTATTTGCGTCGTTGTCCTTGTTGCTTGTTGCATTATTCTGTTGGGTAGTTTTATCAATCAAAAGAAAACAAGAAAAGGACTTTGACACAAAGTATAGGGAAACACGAAAAAAATAATCTTAAAAACAACGCCCGGAACTCCGGGCGTTGTTTATTCTTTAACGAAAAGAATTACTTAGCAATTTGTGTAAAGGACTTTGGCACACGCACCTCAATTTGTGCTTTGCCAAATATGCTCTCTAAATTCTTCCAAACGTCATCG